GCTCGTGCTCTTCCACTTGTTGCCTAGGGTAGCCGTGACGTCGACCAGCTTCTGGTCGACCTGCTGGCCGGGCCTGCCATCGTAAAAGCGGATGGTCAGGACCGGTTCGCCAGAGCCGTTGACGAAGTCCGCGATATGATAGTTCGCGACCTCGTTGCCGATAACCGGCCGGGAAACCAGCGCTTTCTTCTCGCCATAGATGTAGACGTAGGGCTCCAGCCCGTCGCACCAGCCATTGGCAAGCACGAAGACCTCAGCATTCCATTTGTTGCCGCTGCCCCACTTGGCATAGAAAGTCCGCTGCCCCTTCGTCTTACCGACGCCGTAGAGCGTGCCGACAGATACGTCGCCGCCGAACTGGATCTCGCCCTGAACGGCCGTGTATTTCCGCTTCTGCTGCTTCTGCTGCCCGAGCTTGCCGATCGCCAGCTTGGCACCGAAGGCAAGCGCGCCACCAATGAGGCTGGCAGCGAGCGCAGAGCCGCCGAACAGCGCGCCGGCGATGGCGGTCGCGATTGAAGTAAAGATTGCCATGTCAGCTTATCCGAGGTGAAAGGCGGCAATGACGTCGGCGAGACCGTGATCGCTCCGGCCGCGCTCGGTCTTGGTCACGAAACGGCCGCCGAGGCAGACGCCGACATGCTCGGCGCCGTCGGAAAGGCGCAGGATAACGAGATCGCCAAGGCGCGCTTCCGCCGCACCCTTCGGCTCCTGGCCGAGCTCGGTCGCGAAGAAGCTCACCAGCGACGAGTGCCCGCGCCGGCGCAGCGCCCGCTGCGCACCGGCGAGCGTGCGATACGCACCGCGGTACTTGTCGGCAGTCGCCGAGCCCGTCAGCGCGTCGATGAAGGTGCAGCCGAGCATGAAGCAATCGGCCGAGCCATAGGCATAGGGTTTCGCAAGCTCACGCGCGAGCGTGGCTTCGACCATGCGGAAGCGATTCATGGGGTCCTACTAGACTTCAGGTTGAGTTTCTGCTTGAGAGCAAGCGCTCACTCAGGAGAATGGAATGACTGACTCGGAATTGCGCGCCACCGCGCAGGCCAACTTCTTGATGCTCCAGCGGCTGATCGTCGAAGTGGCCGCGATTAAGGGAGATGAAGGCATGGCGTGGATCGACACTTTCCGCGACAGCTTGACCTCAGAAATGAAGAAGACCGAGGAACTGCAGACGCGCCGGATCGACCGCGATCGTTCCGCGACCTCGCGGACGCTCATTGAAGGCGTGGCATACATGGCAAAACGGCAGCTGGAGCAGCAGCGATCTCAATCAGATAGTTAGCGCGAAACCTGTCCCCATTCCTCGGGGATCGTCGCATTCGTCGCCACGTGCTCCAAGCCCGTGTCGGTCGGACTGTTGTCGAACTGCTGTTCAGCCTGCGAGCGCTTGACGCCAGTTGAGCCCCGCGCCGAGCGTCCCGGCGGCTGTAGGTCGATCATCATCGTCAGCACCCGTTCGGAGCCTGAGACTGCGCCCTCGTTGTAGCGCACCTGGTCGATCTCGTAGATCGACGAGGCGAGGATACCGAGGACCGCATCCGTTTCGGGATCTCCAGCTAGATGGGAAATGATCACCGGAGCATTCTGGTAGTTGTATTGCTCAATCTGAGCGACTGCGTCCTCGGAGTTGCTGACTGGGATGTTTGAGAAGACGATAGTCCGCGTCGTCACCGCCACGCCCACCGCGCTGACCATTTCACCCGGCTCGAGAAAGCGGTTCGGAAGATAGGTTAAGCCGTTGTAGGTGTATGGGCGGCCGCCTCGGTGATAGCCGACAGCTTTGCCGGGGAGATCGAAGCGGATCAGATCGAGGCGGACAATCCGCCCCTTATCGAGGGCATCCTCGACGGCGGGATCAAGCACACTCACGAAAAGAATACCTCCGTCGCAGCAAACGAGGCTTCACGACCGGCCCAGGACTTGGGTGCCGAAACGCTTCCGGGATCGATGGTCATGACGCAGGACGGCTTTTCGAAATGCACGGTGGCCGCGGTGGTGAAGTGCTGTGTGTCCAAGCCGAACATAATCGAGAGCGTGACAACACCGCTGGCACTTGCCGTGGCGTTCTCGACGATGCGGTGGAGAGATCGGACGAGCGCCGACAACTTGAGCTCGACATAGTCTCCCGGCGATAGCTTGAAGCCGGCCGGCAGACCAGCGACCACGATGGTGCGGCTGTTCGTGATTGACTGAAGAATCGCATCGCCATTGAATGCCCCTCCCCCTGCTTTCGTGCCTGAGAGGGGCTTGCCGTTGTTGTGAGCGATCGGCCGCGGCCGAAACATGTCGTAGCCGAGGAAAGGTGCACCTCGCGAGCTCGACTTCATCACGAAGGCATCGAACAGCCCATAGAAGGCAGGCGTCATCCAGTTGGTCGCGTACTGAGCCTTCCAGAACGGAGTGCCGGCGGCCTGCTCCTCAGAACGCCGGCCCTCCATCATTGACACGTCTGTCGGATTGACGGGATCGAACTGGCAGTCTCGCCATGGCAAAATCGGCAGCAGAATGGGATCAGCCATACTGATCTTCCCCGTTCATGTAGAGATTCTCGCGTGCCGCGTTGTTCTGCCTGACGACGTTGACAGCGGCGTCCTGGCTTTCCGCCCGGATCGTTGGCCGGAACATCGGGCCTTCCTCTCCGATAACGCGAAGGATGATCTCGCGCGGGCTAGATGGTGTCGATGAGGACGCGGTTTGCGCAAAGTTCACGTTCGCTGGCCGCTGAAGCCGATGGTTAGGAACGACCTCCTCCCCACCTTTGAAGCGGACGAGCTCCGGTCCCTTCTCGCCGACCCATGCTACACCAGGACGAGCGGAGCTCGTTCCGTTCGCATACCCACGCAGCCCAGCCCATGGGTCCGCCTTTGAGCCACCGCCGAAGAGCCATCCGAGCAGCCCTCCTCCGCCAACGCCGCCTCCGGCCCCGCTGACTTGGAAGACCGCATCGACGACATCATTCAGCAGCTTGTCGGCGATCCGATCGAGAACGCCCAAGGCCGCGCCCCCGAAGGACTCCCACACTGACTTGCCTCTCTCGATGCCGGAGAAGAAGTCGTCGAAGAAGCCTCCCGTCACGTCCCGCGCAAAATCGAGCGCGATACCCATTTGCCGGGTCTCTTCCTCGATCGAGGCCATGACCTGCGCGAGAGATGACAGCTCGCTCTTCTGGGCATCAGTGAGAGAGATGCCACGCTGCTGGGCTTCATTCAGGAGCTGCGTCTCGTAGCGCAGAGCGGCGGCCGCCTGCTCGGTGAGTCCGATCGCGTTGCGCTCGGCTTCCAAAGCCGCGATCTGGCGCTCGGCGCCGGCAACGATGTCGGCGTACTTCTCCTGCTCGCTCTTGCCGCCGGTGCGCTTCTTGGCCTTCTCGTCGACCTCGGTGAGGCCCTTCGCCAAATCCTTGATCTTTCCAGCTGCCGTTGAGGCGTACTCGCCGATGACGCGGAGACCCTCACCGACGAAGTCAGTGCCTTGGGCGTCCGCAAAAGCCGCTTTGGCGGCTTTCGCCGCTGCACCTGCCGATCCTTTATAAGGATTGCTGATGCTGCCGAACTCAACCGGCCCAAGGATCATATTGTTGTAGGCTTCTGGACTGAGTGGCTTGCCTATGGACGCGGTCCATAGTGCGTATTTATTAGTCAAATTGTTCAGGGCATCGATAGCGGTCTGTACCATGCTCTCGATGCCATCAATCACGTTCTGAGCCGTCGAATACACGATGTCGCCGAGTGCGCTAGGCAGCAGCGACCACGTGGCTTTGATCGCTTCGTAGGCGCCAACGAATGCACCAATGACAAAGTTCACGCCGTTCTTGGCGTCTTGCACGATATCTCGCCCGAAGATCTGCGCCAGTTCGTCTCGGAAGATGTTGGCCGCCGCGATCGCCGCCGTGATACCGACGACGAATGCGACGGCAGGGTTCGCCAGAATAAAAGCTCCCGCGACAATACCAAGCTGGACTACCAATCGACCGAGCAGCGCGATCAACGAGATGATGCCGCCGACGATGGCGGGCGCATAGATCAGCGCTAGTGCTGCCGCAGTTGCGACAGCATTAGGAGCAATCGCTTCGAGAACATCTGCCAAAGCCATCAGGGCCGATTGAGCCAGCTTTGTCCAATCAACCATCTGCAGGCTAGCCGCCGCCAGCGCGATTATGCCGATCGTCAAGAGACTGACAGGAGAAAGCACCGACAAGAAGGCTGCACCCAATCCCTGGACTGGTCTCTCCATGGATGAAAGGACTGCGGCCAGCTGCGTGCCCTGCTGAAGCGCAATGTGCAGCGGGCCCATTCCCATCTGCGCGCTGACAGCAATGTCTTGGAACTGAGCGGCTATATTTCCAAGATTACCGCGCGACGGTGCTCGGTTCTGATTGGCAGCCCGGTTCATCATCTCGATCTGCTTCGACGCTGACGCCGCGGCGGCACCTTCTGTTGCATAAGCCTTGGCGGCGGCCGCCGCGGCTCCGGTCGCACCGCGATTAGCGCCCGACAGCCCTTTTGCGGCTGCTTCCGCGCGCGCGGCCGCTCCCGTCAGCTGATTGAGAGCGTCGGTGCCCTTCTGAACGGAGCCACTTTCAACTTGGAGCCCGAGCGTGGCGACATCTGCCATGGCTTTTCCTTTTCAAAGAACGTGCGCTATCGTCCTGCCGATTCAATCGGAGGATGATTCATGCGCTCGGTCGTGAGTTTGGTTTTTTGTTTCGTATTAACAGGCGGCCAAGCGTTCGCAGCGTGCAACGCTGACCTCGTTTCGGTCGAGGAATGGTCTGCGCAACGGCTCGACGACCAGAACATGGAAGTGCAAGTCGTAGTCAAATCGGCCGCTCAGAAACCAATCCGCATGCTTGATGCTGATTTCGGCTTCAGGGACGCCCTTGGCGGGCACGTCGCTGCAGACGCATTCGACCGAGACATCGACATTCCAGCCGGAGGTTCCGTGAGAGCGGTTAAAAAATGGCCGACGACTTTTGAGCGGCTGCTAAAGCTCAAGCACGAAGAGGTAACGGCATATGCTTGCGTCCGCGGCGTCCTCTACGAAGATGGCACCAAGGAAGAGTTCAAGTGACGCTCCGAATCTGCGGCAGAGGCTTCAAATTAGCTTTAGCTGACGATCGGCCGGCCGGTGCCTAAGTACCTTCACGATCGTGCGTTCCTTCTTTAGCCCCTGCCCCGTGGACATCTGCCTTTCCCGGACTTCGCAAACCAGATAGTCGCCCTTGGCGAACGAAATTTCGCTGTTTGCGACTTGCTTCAGGAATTCGCCGTCCTCAATCGCAGCGCTAAAGGGCTCGGCGCCGTCCGTCACGCGCCATTTGTTATCGTCTTTGAAGCTGAGGGAAATGATCTGCAAGTTCATCTGACGGACCTCATCCACCAGTTCTTCCTCGACTGGTGGCGGAAGTTCAAAGGATGGGAGATCAGCTTTAGTGAAGACCTCCTCCGGCTCGCCTTGCTGTTTTGTCGCGATGCTGTCGATCCCAGAATTCCTCAGGACGGATGCGAATTTCCGCGCGCCCTCTCTCACATTCACGTTTTCAGCAAGGTCGATCGTCTTGGGATTGGTCACAAAGTACTTGTCGCCGATGTGAACATGAATCTCTCCCCCCCGCTGCTCCACCCTGTCGGGCTTTCGGCCCTTTAAGAATTTAAGCAGGCCAAATAAGCCTCCGCCGAACCCTGCCATGCCTCCGCCGGTCATAAGAATTAGTTCGGCCAGCTCTTTCGCTGCGGCGATCGCATCCTTGTTCTCGGTTGAGAATGCAAGAAGGGAAGTCACTGCATCTTTGACGGTCTGTGCCACCGACAAATCGACTTCGAAGCAGGCATGATCAGTGGCCTTCACGCGAACCACGGTTTTCACTCGGTCGCCATTGAGAACATCGCTGGCGGCCTGGAACACGTCGCCCAATGCAAGCAACGCTGGCGCCAGATCGCGCACATCTATTTCGCCATCATCGACAGCCGACCCGCGGAAAATAATTTTGAAGTTTGCTTCGCTCATGAGTCGCATCGTAATCATATGGCTCGTTAAAGCTTCAATACTATGACGCGAGACCGGAGAATTTTCGCTCCCAACGTTCTAAATCCGCATCAACGGCCGCGGGGGTGCTAGTCCGTGGCTTCCCTTACCCTGATCGCCTCCGTTTCCGTTTCAATCTCTGTGCAGAACCGTACGTCCATGGACCTGAGAATCGACACCTCTTCGCGCCGCACCACGTTGCCTGTTAACTGGCACCAAGCCGCAATTTCGACGTTCGAGATCGGTACCGGCCCGGAGAACCCCAGCGGTTGCGCCTGCCGAAGCTCCCAAAACCAATCCCAGAGAAAGGCGCCGTTGTCAGGCACCTCTACTTCCGGGCTTTCCGTCTCGAAGCTCTCATTGCGTTCCCGCCGCGTCTCGCCGTCCTTGTCCCGCACGCTGTCATAGCGGGCGACGATCCCTACGGCTTCGCAGAGCCTTTCGCCAAGCTCTTCGTAAAATTTGCGCGGTCCTCCGAGGCCGTGGCGACCTGGTCATAGATCCACCCGGCCTCTTCGAGAACCTCACGCACCTTCTCGAAGGTGCATTCCGGCTTTTCGCCCTTCCAGTTGTGATCGCCCCAGTCCCAGGACGCGACGGACGCCGCCGCCTTGTCTAGGTATTCGGCTTCGACCTTGCTGGCGGTGAGCTTCTTTTTCCGGCTGGCGAGGAACTTGTCGCTGTGCTGCCGAACTACCCGCTTTACCGCGTCGCTCTCCGCGGAGCGGATCATGAAACGAATACCGACGAGTTCATCGGTATCCGGTCCGACGAGGTTGAGCTCGAAAAGGTCTTCAGAATTGACGAGTTTGGAGATGTCCAAGGGTCACCTATCGATTACGGGATTACAGCTGGATTAACGCGGATCGGCAGCTGGTTGAGGCCGATCGTGAAGCGCTCGAGTTCGAAGTCGTCGGAGCCGCCACCCGGATAAAGCGGGCCGGACACGACGCCACGGCTGTAGAAAATCGTGTTCGTGAACCCCTCGCCGCCATCGTTGCGCTCGACCTTGATCGCCATGTTATCGAGGTTGAGGGGGTTGCCGAAAGTGCGCAGGATGACCTGGCCGGCATCGTCATGCACAGAGGCGACCTCGATCTGGGGATCACCGGCATTCGCCGTGCCCTTCTGTTTCTGGGTCACCGGCTCATCGAGGGTGTTGTAACTGTTCATCGTCGACTCGGCGCCGAAATCGCCGATATTGCCCACTTTGCCAACCTGTACCCAGGTGAGCGCCGCATAGGCGGACTCGATGAGGTCGGTATTCTGGGCAGTGGCGCAAACATAGACCTTGCTGCCCTTCTTCGTTGCCTTGTTTGCCATGTCAGTTCTCCGGTTCGAAGGCGATGTACGGAATGGTGACGGGGATCTGCACCCGGTCACCGTCTTGGAGCGGGCCAGCCGCCCATGGCTCGCTGCTGATCGTGATCTTCACGCCAGAGGCGAATAGGGTTTGGTTCTTGAACTGGTCGATGACCTGATCGGCGACATCGAGGGCGCCAATGATGCCCTGCCCGACCGGCCAGACGACCGAGACCTGCAAGAGACCGCGCTTCTGCTGTGGGTCGTTGCCAATCGTGATCTGACGTGTCTGGTTTGGCAAAAAAGCCAAACGAAGGTATTTCGCCGGCATCTGCTGACCAGCGGGCGGGAACACGACGTTCGGCGCAGCGACTGGCAATACCTGTGGCATTGCAAGGAGCCGATCGGTGAGCGCCTTGAAGATGATTGCGTCGGTACCTGCCGCCATGTATCGGTTACCTATGTCTGAACGGCCGCCTCTCACCGACGACGAAGCCTATGAACGCATTCATGCGGCTCTGCTTGCCCTAGGTCGTGAGAAAGGTGCAACGGTGCGCGCGGATACGAGCCTGATGGCCGCTCGAAAGGCGCTGACCTTGCTGCAGCTTGGGCTAGTGGCAGCTATGGAAAAGGAAAGCGACGCAAACGCCGCGGTCAAAGCCCCAGACGCGCCTTCAACTCAGCGGCCTTTCGATCAACGATAATCGGCCAGTTCTGTGCGGCGAGTCGGACAAAGCCGTCTGCCGGTTGTCCGTTTGCCCCATATTCTCGGTAGCCCGCATACGATGCGGTGTAGCCGAAATAGAGCGTACCCCCGATGTCAGCCCCGGCGATGACCGCTTCGATCTGCCCGAAATCAGGCGTGTAAGTGCCTCCCGCGACCGGCTTGGCGGCGCTGATTGCTGGCATGGAAGTCGAGGATGCGAGCAGTGAAGCGCGCAGAAAACCGGTGTCCACCCGCATCCGGCCGCCCTGACCAACCGGCCTTTGCATTTCCTCTACGACCTCCTGCGTCGCCTCCTTGAAGATCGCTTCGACGGCACCCTCGACCTTGTCGGCCCATTGCGCGACAGCGGCGCTAAAGGAGAGTGTTGCCATCAGACGACCTCAGCACGGTACCGGCGCACGAGCGCCCCGATGTGATCCACCTTGTATTCGAGCCGGCATCGGCAGCCGGATATCTCAGATATCGGCGCGCGCGGGTCGCCCGGGAACCGGAGAAGCGCACCGGACGGGCTCTGAAACACCTCGTCCATGCCGACGCTCTTGCCATTCAGAACACGATGGGTGTGCCGCACCCGGTTGTCGCCGGCCGATCGCCATACCTTCGTGACGTCCTGCGCCTGGACCTTCCCGGCTTCGATCTGCTGCCGCATCGCTTCATCGCGGGCGGAACTGAGCGCCATCATGGTTTCGGTCCGCGCCAGCATCTCGCCGCGGAGAAGCAGGTTCTTGTCGCGCAGCCGGCCGATGATCTTGGCCAGCCCCTCCCCGGTAACCGGCTTGCCCGCTCTAATCGCGGCCATAATGGTGCGATCGAAGCGCTTGTCGCGCGTCTTGAGCTCGAAATACCGGTTCATCAGTTCCGGGTCGCCGGATGCCAAATGAACGCGGGCGCGCTCGATGAACTCGATCTGGTACCGCGTCAGCCCGATCACGCCGCCTTCCCTGCGGCCGGTGACGCGGCTCTGCCGGCCGACGACGTCGAGGGCCGTCGATCTCGGGTTGGCGCCTCTGGCAAGCCCCTGCTCCAGCGCCTGGCGGATGCCCTGCAGCTGGTCATCGGTGATGTGCATGACCATCGTCGATGACAGATCGCGCAGGATCGCCTCGGCGACGGGATTGCGGACGCCGAAGCGCCAGATCACGCGGTTGCCCTGAGGGTCCATGACCTTTGGCAACTCGCCGACAGCATTGGTGCCGCCGGCGTTGAACGCCTCCTGCAGCGCGATTTCGAGCGCCGAGAAAGCCTCGGGCTCGATCTGGATCGCCTCGACCGCACCGTTGATGTCGCCACGCTCAAGCCGCTCGATCACGCGCGCCAAAACGATCGACGAGCGGATTTCCTCGATTGCCTCGCGAAAGGCAGCCGCAAGCTTTGGCTCGTATGCACTCAGCAACTGATCGAAATTCATTCAAGGAACCCGTGTATGAACCGGAAAGGCCTCTATTTCGCGGTCGCTATGCTTGTCGTGGTCACGATCGCTTTGGGCACATATGCCTATCGTCTGGATCCGAGGTCAGGTGTTGAGGTGACGATCACTGAAGATCGGCTCTCGATGCGGGACCAATAAGATTCACGCTGCCATTCGTCCCTGGACGATGAAGACAACCGGCGTGATGCCGTTGCCCCATGAAAAAGGCCCGCCGACGCGAGCCTTGAACTACTGCAAAGATCTTTTTGCTTTATCGCAATCGAGAAGCCACAACGGCAAAGATCAAAGCGAATGCGCCGAGCACTGCCAAAACCTGCTTGGCGTAAAAGCAAAAGTCTTGGCACTTTCGCCAGAAACGGCCGACCGGTGAATGGGAATAACCTCCGACATCATTGTTAGCCGCGTCGCTCGCTGCCATCCACCCAAAGAAGTATTGCAAATAGTCAATCAAGACGGTGAGACACCCCAAAGCAGCAGCAAAAATGATTATTCCGGCAATACCTCCAGGAAGGGACGTATAGAATTTACTGTCGGTTGAAATCAGCGCGAAGCCGACTGCCGACAAGCCGAAGCCGATATTTCTGGAAAGCTCCCCAACTTTTCCTGAAAAATAGTTTTGGTTCTCTCTCTGGGCAGCTCGTAGCTCTTCAGGCGTCTTCATCTGCTATCATCTCCGCCGAGGGCCACCCCAACCGTCATCGCTGACTGCCCGTTTCAATTCGGTGCTCGCTGAAAACTTCGGCAGCTTGCTGGCCGTAATCTCAATTTCAGCTCCGGTGGACGGGTTGCGGCCCTTTGAAGCTTTACGGCGGGAAACGGAGAAGCTGCCGAAACCGGCAAGCCGTACGTCTTCACCCCTTTTTAACTCTGACTGGATCGTTTCGAATATCGCATTAACAGCAGATGAAGCAGCTGCCTTGGATAAACCGGTCTTTTCCGCAATTGCTGCGACTAATTCCCGCTTATTCATTTCCCCCGCCCCGCCCCGAGCCGACCGTTGGTTTGGTTACCTATTTATTGTTTGCAGAGCGCTCACGTGCAAGAGCTTCTTTGCTGACTATGAAGCAGTACGTCCCTGCACGATGAAGACGACCGGCGTGATGCCGTCGTATTTGTTTGGGTCGCCGGCAACGATGGCGTATTCGGCGCCATTGGCGGTGACGACGTCGCCGACTGTCGGCTCGATCGGGGGGCCCGCGGCGGAAATGTAAATCTGCATGTCGCCGGTCTGGATGGCCGTGCCGTCGATGTACCGGGCCTCGAAGGCCATCGGGACGAGCGTGGCGGGATACGATGTGACGACAGGATCGCCGCCGTAGATCGGGTCCGGAGGCGTGATCCGCTTCACAGTAGCGGCTTGACCATATTTGGCGATGAGGCGCTGCGCCGTCGCCTGCATGCGTGCATAGATCGGGTTCGCCATCCTTCGCCCTTCCTTTTCGAGAGCTCAGCCATATTTACGTCTTCACGGCCGCAAGGCTCTTTGTTCAGGATCGGGGGACATGTCCGCCGCAATCAGCATCCTCGTCACAATCCTATTCGTCATAGTTTTGCTCTATCTCGTGCAGAAGCTTCCGATCGACTCTTCGATGAAGCAGATGGCTCAGATCGTCGTTCTGATCGTCGGCGCAGTTTCGTTGCTAAGCTCTCTGGGCGTGTTCTGATCGGAGTAGCTACACCACCAACGCACCCGGCAAGACCGGCGTCAGGAACGGCCAGAGCAGCCCCTCGATCGTGGTCACAACGGGCGTGGCGAGCGCGACCAGATCATCGATGTCTGTTGAAGAAGAGGTTGAATATTCGACCTCAAGCTGTCCAATCTTTTCGCGTTTCACCGTAGACGTGCCGGTGACGACCGGCGAAAGGCTGCCCGGGTTCGTGAGCTCGAGGAATGCAGCCTCATAGGATGCGTTGATGATCGTCACGGGGGTTTCGCCCGAGGGTATCGCCTCGCCGTAATAGGTCGTGGCACCGGTGCGCGGCCATGCTCTCTCCTGAGAGTACCCGCCGGTTCGCCGGCCGCTGAACCGCGGCTCATAACGATCGATCACCAGAGAACCGCCCTGACGGGCTGCGGCCTTCTGGGCATCGGTCGTGCCATCGGGAAAGACATAGCCGGCTTCGGTTGCGTAAGCCGTGAAGCCGTCGTTCGTGCCGTAACCAGCCATGTCTGTCTCCGATGCAAGAATAGGCCCGGCAGGTTACCGCCGGGCTGAATGTCAGGGCTGCGTTGCAAGCTCTTCCAGAGCCGCGACGATCTCGTCTTTGGTGCCCGGCGTCTTATCGCCGAGCAGCTTCTTGGCAGCCGACTTGAACGACATGAACTGGACGTTCGGGTCCTTCGCCATTTCGAGCACTTCCAATGGCGTCTTCGGGCCGTCGCCGTCCTGGTTGCTGGCCGACTTGGAGACGCCGTCGATCTTGAGGAAGCGAAGGCGCTTGGCCTTTTCGAGATCGACGCCTTCAAGATCGACGTCGCGGGTCTCACCCGGTGGGATGTAGACCGCCCGCCCCTGGGAGCGGACGCCCTGCAGCGCCTTGCTGTTGTTGGTGATTTTCATGGCTGATCCTCCGGTTACGGTGCGGTGATTTCGTCGCCGTAGGCGGCAGCACCGGGCAGACGCCATTCGGTACCACCGGTACGGGCGATGATGCCGGTTTCGAAGCCCATGATGGACTTCTGGCGCGGCTGGAGGACACGGCGCGGCATCGGCAGGTGGAAGCGGAGAACTTCCGAATCCCGGCGATACACGACCATGCGGCCGCCGCCGTCCTGGGAGGCATTCGCGAGCTCGCGCAGCGGCTGGATGTCGAGCTGCTGACCGGTTTCCGCCGTGTAGACGTTGTTGCGGCGGATGTACTCCAGGAGGGTCAGGAGGCCGTCGCCCTCGCCAAGGCGGCGGGTGGCGATGAGGCGGAACGCTTCCGGCGGCAGCCGCAGCGTGTCGACCCATTCGACCTCCGACGTGTTCTCCCGAACGCTGGAGATCAGGTCGTTGATGTCCCGCAGGATCTGGTCGTTGGACTTCGCCGACCAGAAGGTCGAAGAGCCCGTGCCATCCGCGGCAACGTCGACACGCGAGACCTGCGGGTCGTTAACGAAGCCGGTCCAGTTCTTTTCGGTGGAGCCGGCCATGGCGATCGAGTTGAGCAGGCGCTCGACCTTGTCGGAAGCCGACATGGCCTTGGTGCCGTTCAGGTCGATGCCGTAGAGCGCCGCCTGATTGACTTCCTCGAGGTTCCACTCCCAGCCGGAGCCGATCATCGCGAAGTCATGGCTGGCCATGTCCTTCGTTGCCTGGTTGAACGGCATGTCGGTACCAGCGCCGGAGAGGAACTTCGCCTCGCCTGCGGTATCGACGGTGAAGAACGTCGTCCCGATCGCCCAGGCGTTGCCTTCCGTCACCACGGGCACGTGAGCGCCGTAGTTGAAGGTCGGATAACGCCGCTGGTAGATGCGGGTTTCGATGTTGCGCCCCTGCGCGATGACGAAGGGGAACGCGGCCTGCGCATCAGCGAAGGCCTGACGGATGATCTGGTTCATAGTTCAGGGTTCCTTTCGCGTGGCGTTACGCCTGATGGCGCAGACCAAGGCTGATCTGGACGATGGCGCCGTCGGTGCCCGCTTCTTCGAAGTAGGCATCGGGGATAGCCGGGTTGGCGCCGGTGTTGTCCGTGTTGGTGTAGCGGCCGGTTGCCGTCACGTAGTAGACCGGGTCGCCGGCAGCGACCGCTGCACCCGCAGTGACGTACATGGTGCCCATCGTCATGAAGGCGCCGGTGAAATACTGCGGATAGGCGTCGGGGTTGCTGGCGCTCGGCGGTACCGCGGGGTTGAGCACCGCGAGCCCGAGGAAGTCGCCAGTGGTCAGGATGGCAACGCCGTGGTCTCCGGCACCACGCTGTGCAGGTGCGCCGAACTTAATGCCGGCCGCAGTTTCGACAGTGCGGCTGACCTTGTTGCACTTCTCTTCGGAAGCGATCTGGCCTGCAAGCCCCTTCGCGGGAGCCGCGCCATAGGTGGTCTGGTAGGTAGCCATTGAAGCGCCTCCTTAGTTGGCTGCCGCAGAGGTCTTGCCGGCCTTCATGTCGGCGACCATCTGCGAATAGGCGTCAGTCACGACCTTGTCGGCGTCGTTGACCTGCGAAAGGCCCTGCTGCACGACAGTGCGGAACGGATCGGAGCCGTTCTTGCTGGCATCCTCGACGAGCATGTCGAAGCGGGCGTCGACATAAGCTTCCGACTTGTCGGCAATCGCTGCATCGCCGAGCTTGGCGACGACGACGGCCTTGCGGATGGCTGCATCGGAAAGCCCTTCGGTCTTCACATCCTTGGCGATCGAATGCGCCTTGGTGATGAGATCGGCACGGGCCTGGACGCGCTTGTCGAGGTCGGCATCGGAAAGGATCTTGCCTTTCAGCGCATCGATCTCGGCATCCTTCTTCGCCAGCTCGGCATCCTTGGCGGCCAGAGCCGTCTGATGTGCCTTCTCCGTGTCGGCGAACTTGGTGTTGGCGTCGGCAAGGCGCTGCTGGAGCGTGCCGATCACCGTGGCACCCTGGTCGGTTACTTCAACCGGGATGCCATCGACGGTAACCGTCTTCAGGGTCATGATCTTGTCCTCTTTCGGTTTCTGATCACTGGTGAATGGGGCAGCGCCCCACGACCTCACACCGTCGCCGATGCGAGCTTCTGATCCGGCACGACCGCGCCGCACGATGGCGACGTGGTTGATCCGGATATCCCTCTGGATGGCGTCGTATTTCTCGCCCGCTGGCGTGGTGCCCGGCTCCCAAGCGAGATCGCAGGTGTAGCCGGCGGACAGCTCGCGCTTACCGCCTTCGATCTCGCCGATGGTGGCACCGTCCATGACGATGAGCGGAACGCGGACGAATTCGCCGTCACGGGCGACCTCGTCACCGATCTGGCCGACCGACAGGGTTTTCCAATTGTCCGCGGTCACCGCTTCGTCAGGATGATCGTTCGTCACCGGCTTGTGCGCATAGCTGCCAAGGCTGGCCTTGTCGAAAACCTGATCCTCCGGCCGGTAGACCTTCACGGCCGACATTTCCGGCTTGCCGACCTCATGGCCGGCATAGAGCTGAATGCCGGTCCGCGCGGTGCGGACGTCAGCAACAAGGTAGCCGTCGGCGGTCCGCCGCGTGCCCGCGATCGGTGCAAGGTCCGTGAATTTCATTGTGGTCAATCCTTACCGCGTGCTATCCGCAACCCACGTGATGCAGCGAAATGGTGGAGCGGCCTGATGTGCAATTCCGTGGCAACCGGCGCGGTCGTAGCCTACACGCCTCGCGAGCTGGCGAACGTTGTGGGCCAGGAAGCGATCGTCTGGAGAGATCGGAACCCGTTTGCACGATGGCCGGAGGGCAAGGACTGGCGCGACCCAGATCTTTGCCTTTGCCCGGTCGATGTTCCCGCTACGCTGACGAAGGCCGGACTTCGTTGGAGGCGATCCGAACTTGACCCTATGGAGTTCGTAGTTTCCGACTAGAGACCTTTCGGCACCTGTTCAAAGCCACTACCGGCGGCAGCCCGCGTCTCGTCTTCATCAGGCTCTTGCTCAGAAAGCTTGCCGTATTCCTCGATCGCAGCATCGAGACCAGGCAGCGAGCCGTCCTCGATGAACGTATTGACCAGAGCATCGGAGACCGCATCGCGCGGGATGATCTCCTGCCCTGGCGTCGTGCCGACCAACTGCCGAGCAGCATCGGCCTTCGTCTTGAAGACTTCCGCCTTCTCCTTTTCCGACATGCCCCAGAGCGGCGCCCATTCATAATAGATGTCCGGGTCGCGCGAGCCGAGGGCACTGCGGATGATGCACTCGTCGAGGCGCGCCATCGCTGGCGTCATCTCCACAGTCTGCATAGCCTGGAGGCGGTCGTAATAGTTCCGCAGGTCGCTTTCGCCGGTCGCGTTCATGCCGGCCGGCGACTGTCCGAGCAACCGCGTGGCGGGAATGTCCGCGGCGCCCGACACGATCTGCAGGAACGACATGAGGACGTCGGGCAGCGTGGCGAAGCTGGCAGTCTTCTGTTCGTATTCCTCTTCCTTGTCGAGCAGCAGGTCGCCGTTGATGCCCTTCGCGGTGGCCGCGAGCGTGTAGCGCTCGAGTATCTTCGCCCGGTACTCCGCGTTGCCGAGGTTCTGCATGAAATCCGGAATGCGGATGACGTTGACCTTGGCCTCGAAGACGAGGCTGGCGATGTTCGCCGCGGCACCGTCGGCCTGCTTGATCGCATCGACGACCGACAGAAGCACGCTGTCGCCCCAGCCGGCATAGGTCGTGGTCACGATGTCCTCGTCCGGCTGCTGGCTGCCATTGAAGATGACCAGACGGGACGGATGGATTTCCACCTGCGCGCCATCGGCGGAGTTCAACTGGTAGACCTTCGGCTTGCCATACCATTCCGACGCCGGATCGCGATCGATCTCGCCGGCCGTGAGGTGGCGACGGGTCATGACCGTGAGGTATTTCAAGCCACCCTTGCCGATGCGCTCGACCTCGATCGGCGCGGTCAGGTCGTGGTCGCCGGTACCGATGACCATGGCGGCCCCGCCCCAGAGCCGCGCCTTGATGCGGGTCTCCAGCAGCTTGCCCATGAGGTTGAGGCGCTTCTCTTCGGCCTCGATCGCCTCGATCTGCGGCTTCTTCGCCTGCCAATCGCGCCAGGCGCGGATGCTGTCGAAGGCCGGAATGTCGACGATCTTCCGCGGCAGCCACGCACCGCGGTAGGCGTTGAGCAGCTCCTCGTCCGACAACATCGGCATGGAGTAGAACGTCGCTGCCGCCTTGTCCCGGCTGGTCCCGAGATTGGAAACTAGGTTCGTCAGGCTGTCGCGGACGAATGCGAAGATGTTGCCCATGAAGCCCTCAGATGTTGGACAGCGTGAAGCTGCCGGTGCGCGGCGCGAACGCCATCACGAAGGCGTCGGCGAGGTTCGGTGATGGGATGTCGCGCTTGTCGAGATCCTTCTTGCTTTCAACCTTCGACCGGCCCGAATTGTCGTAGTCTTTGCGGGGGGTCGACAGCTCATCAATGAGGCGATCGAGGTGGTCGCACTCGCTCGATATTGCGATGAGATCGTCCGCTTCGAAGGCTTCGCCTCTCTCCACCGCATTGAAGGTGTTGCGGAAGCGTCGCGATACGCTCCACCACGTCTGCGCCTTGAGATTGGCGTAGAAGTCCTTGTTCGTCGGAGACCTTGGGTCGTTCGGGTCTATCCGGCGATCTGGGTTCAAGACCGCGCCGCCGGCGTTGAACTTGAAATAGTCGATACGGGTGCTGAACTCCGCGTTCAGCGCCTGGAAGTGCGCACCGGCGAATGCCCCTACCCCGATGCTGTCATAGTCGATCGAGGCGCCAAGCTCACGGGCCAGCGCATGCACCCGGCCCGCCGACTTGAGCAGCTCGTCCTCTCTCGCCTTCCACTCGTCGACATGCGTGGCAACGAAGCCGTGGGCAGCCACCGCTGCATTCTTGTCCTCGCCGCTGTCAGCGACGTCGAAGCCGATGCGCTTCGAGCCGACCGGCTGAATGCCGAGCTTCTTGTGCGCATCGATCGCCGCCCTGATCCACGAGCGCTTGATGATGACCGCGTCATCGTCTTCCAGCGGCTCGCCCAGGTAGATATGGCGGTATTCTTCCTCGTCTTCCTGCCGCTTGGCCTCGATGACCTTGAGGATGGTCGACGAGAGGAACGGGTTTTCCGTGTAGTTGATTAGCCGCTTGATCGTGTCCGGCGGCGTGTTGGTGACGAACCGGCGATAGACGAAATCCGTCGTCAGTCGCGGGTTGAAGATGATCCAGAACTGAGATCCTTCCTTGCGCAGCGTCGGCTCAAGGATGTCCCATTGCTCCTGGGTGAGATTGTGCGCCTCCTCGATCCAGCAGATGTCGATGCCTTCGAGGGACTTGATTTCGTCGATATGGCGCCACAGGCCATAGAACATGAACTCCGAGCCGGTCCGCTTATGCCGGATCGAGTTCTCGGTGATGATGAACTCGCTATCGAGGCCGAAGCGCCCGATCTGGATCTTCAGAAGGGTGTAGACCGATTCCGCGATCTTGTTCTGGAACTGGCGAGCGCACAGGACGCGGATCCTGCACTGCGTCGCCAGGAAGATCGCGAAGCCCGCCGCGTCCCATGACTTCGAGCTCGACCGACCACCATAGAGAACCCGGTTGCGCGCCGGGGTGAGCCAGAAGCTACGAAGTGCCGGGTTGAGAGTGGCCTTATCCTTCCGAGCCGCCGTAGAAGTCTGCGAGCGATCGGCCGCCGCTTGGTTCGTCTGGTTCGGCATCGAGGTTATGCGCCTGCCTTTCGAGCGGGATCAAACGAGCGGTGATGCGTGAGAGCTTTTCGAGCAGATCGCCCGGGCTTTCCTTTTCGCCGAGGCATGGGCCATCGGGTGCGACGCCCTGCATGTATGTCGATAGGCGCTCGGCAAGGATGCGCTTCAACCCATGAAGCTGCTGCAGGTCCTTCCGATGAGAGGTGACGATGTTGAGGCCACGTAGAGCAGCCCCTTCGATGATCTCCGCATCGGTCGCGCGTTGGGACTGCGAACCTTCCTGCGAACCGTCAGTGCGAACCAGCTTCTCGCGAACGGCTTGGCGTACCTTGTCGGCAAGGGCCCGCTCCCATCCTTCAGCCTTAGCCTTCTTGCGGATGGCGGTATCGGTCACCCCGTGCGCCGCGGCAATTGCACGGATCGACACTTGGCCGGCGCGGTACTCGCGCTCGATCGCTTCCCAGTCGGCTCTTGGCTTCTCATCCTTGCCGGACATGTCGATACCTGTGAGTTGCGGGCATAAGCGAAATCTCGGTTGCGACTCAGCGATGGTTGCCGTTTGCTACACCCGCAACCAGGAAAGGAATACACATGACCTTTGATGCAGCCGCCGCACTCGAGCGATTTGCGGATCACGAAACTACTGTTGTCCTTTGGCGGCCGGGATGGGGTGACCGACACACCTTCGAAAATATCCGGGACGCCGTGCTCTTCGCAAAGGCGGACACTTCAGGGCCGCTGAAGATTGAGCTGCATGTGCATGCTGATGGGGTTGACATTCCCATAGAAGGCGAAAAACTCACGGCGCTCGCTGCCTTGGTCAGCGCAGAGCCTAATGGCTCGCATGCCTAAGCCTGACCGGTCGCGCTCTTGAAGATCAGCACCCACCGGTATGTGGTCTTGTAGACGGCCTGGAAAAGCTCGTAGCCCTTGGCGCGCCACTCGTTGGCTACCCGCTCAAGGTCGTCTTCTCCGCCTTCCACTTCCACAAAGCGGTAGTGCATTGGCGTTCTCCTCAAAGCGAAAGCCCCGCTACCTGTTACGGCGGCGGGGCGAGTGGGTTCGGTGCAAAGATCAATTTTGACGATTATTATTTATTCCTAATTAACTGATCTTTTTAGCCAATCTTCAAATCGTCTCAGCGTATAACCAGTGTCATCTGAGGGGAAAACTCGGACAAGCCCTTTTTAACGCTGGAGAAACTACATGAAGAAGCTCTTTTCCAAGGTGGCCCGTGATGAGTCGGGCGCGACCGCAATTGAATACGGTCTCATTGCTGCTCTCGTTTCCGTTGCGCTAATCGTTGGCGCAGGACAGATGGGCCAATCCTTGAATACTACGTTTACCAATCTTGGGACCAAGCTGGACAACAACCAGCCGAAGTAACCTTCTCTTTACTCGGAGGTTGTACTCCTCCAGGGGAACCTGCTCGACTTCACGAGCTTGTTCAGCACCAACTAGAAACCGGTCACTGCACCCGCGGCGACCGGTCTTTTCTTTTGTGGTGTGCCTGTGACCGTCTGGCGACCCGATATCGCCAGCTTGAGGCGGCCATCAGTTTTCACGGCGGCACGAAAGTGGTTGCGGCGGCACACAACGCGGACTAAGCCGCGCTGCCTCCGCCTGAAGTAGCTATGAACATATCGGGAACGTTGTGGCGGCAGATTGCGCCGTACCACCTGTAGTCTCAGGCAATGTGCTCACCGGCATGATATGATGCTAGTGTGTTGAAACTTCTCAACCTTTGTTACCCAGGTTCCACCATCGGCGCAGGGTTTGCTGCATCGTTGGCACGTTCTCTCTGTGTCTAGAGAGTGGAGTACGTTCGAAATGAGCGGACGGCATTATCAAGAACCGGAACACCACGCCTCGGCGGCACTTCCGGTAAGCATTCTGCTACTCGTGGTCCTCGGAATATCAGCCTACCTGCTGATCGGAGGTTCGCTGAACAATGGGGAGCGGGTCGGATCCAAGGTGTACCTGCCCGCCGAGCAAATACAGGATCGCTGAGAAGGACATCCGACCGCCCCTGGCGGAATGAAGGCGACCACCCTCCCGCATAAACGGCGGTAGAGAGTGGTCGCGGCGACGTTTTGGTTGCAGGCCCAGGAATCGAACCCGGTTTTTCGTGGTTATGAGCCACGCGGCTTACCAGTTGCCCTGCCTGCGTTGAATTTTGGGAATATTTTCCAATTGGTCGCAAACGCCCCGTTGCGACTGGGTTTGCCCCGGCGAGTTCCGCTAACTGAACAGGCAAATCATCCGTGAGAAAATCTATACGGCTCGCCTGAGATTTGCAACCTCTGCGTCACCAGTTAGTGCATTCAATTCACTGATAATCTTCTGCACTCGCTCTTTGATCTGGGGGCTTAGAGAATCTATAGCCCTCTCCGCTTGGTCGACCATGGAGAGGCAGGCCTTCCTCCCCTTCGGCAGGATCTTGCGGAGCTGGCCGCGTAGGTGGTGGATTTGCTCATGGCGCTCGTTCTCCTTCCGGCAGTGCTGCTCGTAGAGGAACGACTGCCGGCGCTCGTGCTCGGCGAAGTACAGATCTTCGATGATGCAATCGGGAAATTCGAGCGGGCCGTATCCGGCGCCGCCGCGCAGGAAGCACACTACACCATCGATCCGGCGCAACTCCTCGAAATTCAGCCTCGGCAGGTTCACGAAGGCATAGCCGACCAGGAACGGAAACCGCTTCTGCAAGATCTGTTTCGTCCGGTGATGCCTTAACTCGGTGTAGAACGACGGCATGAAGATGTCGAAGCCATCCTTGCGGCAGTTCCGCTCGATGATCGACTCCATGCGCCGGCTCTCCGGCAGCCGCTCGTCGGCGGCCGCCATGCGCTGATAACCTGGGGCGACACGGATTGCGTACCAACGTGATCTCTTCATGCTTTTCCCTCGTTCTTCTTCGGCAACGACCGAGCATGGTGGTTTCGGCAGTAGCGGCCCGTCGTTTCCGCCGCACAGAACAGGTACGGGCCGCCGGTGTTTAGAGGCCAGCAGCATTCGCCGGCCGACAGTTGGTGGAGGAGCTTTGCGTGTGTGAGCCGCTCGGCGTCGTAGGCGGTCGCTGAGATTTCCGGCTCCGCCTGAATCTCCGGCGCTTTCTCTCGCGGCCGACGCGTCGGCTCGCGCCTCGGTGCCAGCTTGCGCTTCTGGCGCGGTGGGAACCTGTCGCGGTTCCGATAGGCGATGCCGATCACGACATTTCGCGAGACACCAAATCTGCGGGCGATCTGCGAAGCGGACAGCCCCTCGCTCCAAAGCTTGGCCGATGCCTCGATGTCGACGGTGCGGTGCTGGATGGTCATGCTGCCCGCTCCTCTTCGACCGGCTCGGCCGCTTCGATGTCGGCCTTCACCTTGCCGCGATACGCCATCTGTTCGGCAGTGACCTGGCTGGCATCGGGGAGCGCCAGCATGCGGGCGAGCTCGTCGGCGCGCTCCGGCGATACCTGCGGGGGCTGGACGTTTAGCTTGGTCTGGATCCTGCTGCGATTGACGCGGACAGCGATCGGCGACCAGATCTCGTCGATAGCCCACAAGTGGACCGATCCGGCCGGGAGTTCCCGCGATTTGGCAAGCTGGGCGAATTCCAAATGGTCGACACCTTCGGCGATCCTGACGAAGCCCTTCTCTGCCAATGCGAAGGCGCGCTCACGCTGCGTGACGCGCAGATCCATGAGCCCATGTGAGCTAGGCAGCGTGCGGCTGACGGAGTCCTCGATCGCCCTCAGCGTTTCCTGCTTGCGGATCCGGTCCTCACGGATGAGACGGCATTCGGCGTTGGCCATGGCCGCAAGCTCCGCCGGCAGGGGAATGAAAGCCTTGTTGATGTTTTCGTATTCGCCGCGCTTCAGCTTCACGTAGGCCCGGCGCAGTCCGTAGACCGGCACGTTGCGGAGGGAGAGGCGGTATTCTTCGACCGGATTTGCAGCAGTGATCGTTTCGGAGATCCGCATGCCACCGCTCATGAGGCCTTCGATGCACTGGCCGATCTCGTCGGCTCCGGCCGGGGCAAGCTGCTCAGTGAGAGCGGAAATCTCCTGCTGCAAGGTCGACAGTTTGGCCGGCAAATTGGTCATCTGGTTCACCGTAGAGTTCTCGTTTCAGCCTTGCGTGGATGTCGTGATGACGTTGCATGGAAGGGCTTTGCGGGCGTGGCGGCGATTGCGATTGCTGCAACGGTCGGTCGTCGTATTTGCCTTCGAGGATCGAAACGAAGCTCTTCGGCTGGCAGAGGAAATCGAGGTCGGCACGCCAGCCACGATCGTTCTCGCCGCGGCAGAACCGGCTGCGGCCAATTCGCTCGATTGCGTCGAGCACTGCCGGCAAGCCGTGTTCCTCGATCCGCAGCGAAAGCGACCGACGGCGAGAAGCCGTGATGGCCTTGGGCACCGAAAGACCGGACCGACGGGCCATGTCCGAAAACGCGGTGACGATCTGGTCGACCGCTGTGGGGGAAGAGCCCCCTTTAGGGGGCGAAGGGGGTACAGGATTGGAGGGGTTAGGAAGGGGGGTGTGGGGGGAAACCTCCGGGGAGGAAAGGCCCCCCACGTCCACCTGATTTCCACCTGTTTCCACCGGACTTCCACCGGACAAAGCGGAATTCCGCTGTTTCCGCTTCCGTTCGCGATCCCACTGCCGCCGCTTCTCGGCAGCACGATCGACGGCCGGAACCGTTTCAGCCTCAGCTTCGAAAGCCTCGGCAGCCACAAGGGCTTGGTCGATCGTAAGACCGGCCTCCAACA